TCCTCGGACAGGGTGCCCTTCTCGTTGAACTCGTTCTGGACGTCCTCGACGCTCAGGTCGGCTGCCTTCAGGGCGTTGCCCACGGCCTCGCCGTAGGGATTCTCCTCGGTGGCCTCGGTGGCCTCGGCCTCCTTGGTCTCGGGTTCGGCGTTCTCTTTGGTCTCAGCCGCAGGGGTCTCCTCCTGCTGCTGCTGCTGCTCCTGAGTGCCGCCTTGGCCGAGCTTCTTTTCGAGGTTCTTGTAGGCCTCAAGGAGATCATCGGTGGTCTTGAACTTGCCGCCGATCAGCTCCGCCTCTTCAGCTGCCTGACGCTGGGCGTCTGCTTCAGCTGCGTCGATGGTAGCGGTGGCCGCTTGGGACCCCTCGTGGACGGTGACGCCGTTCTGATCGTCAGTGGGTGTGTTGTTCTCGTCTGCCATGTTTAGAAGTCCTCGCGGATCGTGCCGTTGGTGAGTTCGGTGGTGGTCGCCTCACGCTTGCCCGTGGAGGCCTCGCCGGGGTTGCTGGAGACAGCCTTGGGGGCTGCTTCGGTTGCGGGGGTCTTGGCTTTCTTAGCTGCCATCTGGAGTTCCTTCTGGAGGTTGGGTGTTCATCTGCTCTTGGATCATAGGACCCATCTGGCGGATCGCCTCAGGGCCGAGCTTGTCGAGCATCTGCTGTTGTTGGCCTTGCTGCTGCATCTCGTTGCGTTCAGCTTGGGTGATGAGCAGGCCTTGGGTCTCGATGCCGTCTGCCACGGCCAGTCGAGAGTTCAGTTCGTCGGCGTTGATGTACTGTCCGATGGCCTGTTGGCCGTAGATTTCCGTCAGCGTCTTCACGAACCGAGTGAGCTTGTCGCGGTCATGTCCACGGCCTAGTGCGGCGAAGCCTGTGACGATCACCGTGTCCACCTCGGGAGGCAGATCGGGGATCTTATTCGCCTTGCGCAGGAGGTGCATCCGGCGCTTCACGTAGGGCATCTGGAAGTCCTTGGAGAGGATCGAGTAGATACCGCCCAAGCTGTCGTCCAGTTCCTGTGCCACGAAGCGCACCTCTTCCGCAGTCACACGTTCAGCGTCCCGCAGGACCTCGGCGTTGATCATGAAGGCGTAGGCCAGCCGCGATTGGATGGACTGCATCACCTCCTGTGCGACCCGCAGGTCGGCACTCTTGTCGAGTTGAAGCGCTGTGACGTCATTGGCATCGCCTTGACGGACAGAGTTGTTGGGGGCCTGAGCGACCACCTTGGGGTTCGTGGTGCCGTTGGGACGGACCAGCCACAGGACCTTGGTCGCGGCAGCTGCGCCATCGCGCATGGCCTTGGACAGGACGTCGAGGCTCTCAAGGTCCCCGAGGTACATCTCCACGTAGCCACGGCCATAGCTCTCGCCGTCCACGCGCATGAAGCGCAGGGCCAGCCATGGGTTGCCCTTCTCGGGCACGTCGCTCTTGGTGCCGGGGACGACCTGGCCCTCGATCTCTTGGTGCCACTGGACACGCCCGTTCACCTTGGTGACGTGGGTGTAGACGTCCACGGTGCCGTCCGCGGAATTGGCGTTGGAGTTGATGATCGAGCGCTGCTCCTTGGAGAGGCTGGCGAACATCGTCGCCTCGCGGATCACGATCTCCGTCCACTCGCCCTCAGGGGTGCGGATCACCACGAACTTGTTCAGGTCGTAGAGGCGGGAGCCGTCCTCGCCTACGAAGACCAGCACGTTGCCAGTCACGACAAGATGCTTCAGCGCCTCGAAGACCGTGGTCACGTCGCCGCTGTTCTCGATCTCCTTCAGGGTGGAGCGCTCAATGGCACCGAGCCCTTTTTCGATCTCGGTCTTCAGTTCCTCCTGACCGTCCTGCTTCAGTGCCAGCAGGTCCACGTTCAGCTTGAAGAACGGGGTGTTCATGGGCAGGAGCGACAGGACCATCTTGGATGCAAGGGTGTTGGTCCCTCGCGCACCAAGGCTCTGGTAGGGGTCCTTGATGTTCTGGTTTCGGGTGGCGGAAGCGTCTCTCTGGAAGAGCGTGGGCAGCGTCAGCTGGGCACACCGATGGGCACGGTCAACGAAGTGTTGCCGATCTGCGGTGAGGCTTTGGTAACGCTGCTGCGCCGTTCCAGAGGCTTCCATGGTGGTTGCCTCTGTCATTCATTCATCCTTTGGGGACTTGCACTCCCGAGCCGCTGGAGGGGACGCTCAGGTCCACGCGGAGGCGGTCAACGCCATTGCGCTTGCTGTCGGTGGAGCGCTGGTCTGCGGGTGCCGATGTGCGCTTGTAGCTCTGGGCCGTCTCGGACGGACGCGGAGGCGCAGGGGGCGGCGGCGGTGGTGCTTTGGGGGTCTCAACTTTCGGTGGACACATATTCGATTTCCTCTTGCTCCAGCTGGACAGCCCGCAAGTGGCGGATGACCTGAGCGTTCCCGAAGCTGATCGCCGGGTCCTTGTCGCGTGGGTCAACACAGCGGTCAGGGAAGACGGTTTCGAGGTAACGGATCAGGCTGCTGTCGATAGGTGGACATGCGATGTGGTTGGCTGCCATGACTGGCCTCCTTGGAATGGTGGAACCTATTGGGGGTGGAGGACCCATTGGGTCCCCCGGTTATTCACACTCGCGCTTGCCAGTGGCTGGGTCGAAGGTGCAGGCCGCGCCCTCAACCATGGCAGGCTCTTCAGCCTCCATCTCAGGTGCCTCAGGTTCCTCTGTGGCCGAGGCGTTGAGGATGCCGAAGCGCTTGCCTGAGCTACGGAATGTGGTGCAGCCCTTGGCCCCGCCGATCCACGCCTGCATGTAGACGTCCTTGAACTCCTCGAAGGAGACCTCAGGGCCGATGTTGCAGGTCTTGGAGCAGGCGCTGTCGATCCACTTCTGGACCGCCGTCAGCATACCGATGTGCTGCATGGGGGTGATCTTGTCAGCCGTCTGGCCTTCGATGCCCCACTCGCGGTAGGCGTAGTCGCTCACCTTCTCGACGCGCTGGCCGTCCCACTCCTGCACCGTGCGGTCGAACTCCAGAAGGAACGGAGGCTCGATGCCAGAGGACACGTTGTCGGCGGCGAGGGAGATGGACCCGGTCGGGGCGATGGAAGTCAGGTGCGAGTTGCGGATGCCCCAGCGGCGGATCGCGTCTTGGACCCACGGATCGAGGCGGGTGATGAACTCGCCCATGCAGTACTTCTCTGCGTCGAAGAGCGGGAACGGTCCCTTCTCACGGGCCAGATCGACCGAGGCCATATAGCAGGCGTTGGTGAACTGCTCCATGATGGTGCTGACCCAGTCCTCGCCAGCTTGCGATCCATAGGCATAGCCCACGGCTTCCATGGCGTTGGCCACCCCAGTGGCACCGAGGCCCATCCGACGCTTGTCGTAGGCTTCACGCTCCTGCTGCGGCAGCGGGAACAGGGTGCGGTCGATCACGTTGTCCATGGCGCGGACGATGTGGGGGATGTCGGCCAGCAGCTGGTGCAGGTCGAACGGATAGCCACCGTCCTCGTCCCTGCGGATGTACTTCACCCAGTTGAAGCTGCCCAGCAGGCAGGCCCCGTAGGGAGGCAACGCTTGCTCCGCGCAAGGATTGGTCGCGGCGATGGTCTCGCAGTACCACAGGTTGTTGTCGCCGTTGATGCGATCCATGAACAGGACGCCGGGTTCGGCCCAGTCCCATGTCATCTCCATGATCTCGTTCCAGAGGTCCACGGCGCGGATCGTCTCGTACACCTCACCGCCCCATACGAGGTCGAAGTCGTCGTCATTGACCACGGCGTCCATGAACTTGTCGGTGATGCCGACGCTCACGTTGAAGCGACGGAGGGTCTCGTTGTCGGCCTTGGCGTGGACGAAGGCGCGGATGTCAGGGTGATCCACGGGCATGACGCCCATCTGTGCGCCACGGCGGTTGCCTGCGCTGGCCACGGTTCCGCACACTGCGTCGAAGACCTCCATGAAGCTCAGGGGTCCAGAGGCCATGGAGCCAGTGGCAACCACGGGAGCGCCACGGGGACGGATGGTGCCGAAGTTGTAGCCGATGCCCCCACCCTTCTGCATGGTGATGGCAGCTTCCTTGGCAGCGTCCATGATGCCGCCCATGCTGTCCTCGATGGTGCCCGAGACGAAGCAGTTGAAGGCGGTCACAGCATCGCTGGAGCCAGCTGCCCGCTGCACTCGGCCAGCCGGGAGGAACCGCTGGTCAGCTAGGATTTCGTAGAGCGCGTCCTCGTGGGCCGGGTCGTCGCTCAGGGCTTTCGACCAACGCACAGCTGCTTGGAGGAAGGTCTCGCCGGGGTAGTGTGTCTCCTGCCCAATCTCCTGCGAGATCGGCAGCTTGGGTCCGATGTTCATTGTCTTGCTTGTTCCTTGAGACAAAAAACCCCCGCGTTAGCAGGGGCTTGTCTGTTGTCGTTGATGTCTTGGGTTAGACGAGGTCGCTCAGGTCGGGG